AATCGGTTCCTACCAATCAAAAATAATCATGCCAGCACCAAGCCAATCCGCCATTGCCGAAGCCCTCGGCATTTCGCCCCGCAGAGTTCGCCAACTGATCGCAGAAGAGGGAATGCCAGTCCACAGCATCGAGGCTGCTAAAGAGTGGAAAGACGCCAAGCTGGCTGCATCCCCGCAATCGGACGATGAGCTTCGCTTTGAGAAAATCCGCCTCACCAAAGCTCAAGCGTCCAAGGCTGAATTCGCATTGGAAGTGGAAAGGAATTTCTACCTTAAACGATCAGAGGTTCTCGAGAACATGACGAAAATCTCAACAGCCCTTGCCGCTTTCATCGCTCGCGCCATCGCGGACCTTCCCGGCATCGTCGAAGGATTACCACGCAGCAAATCCGCGCCAATCATCAAAGCCCGCCTTCGTGAGCTTCAAACGAAATTTGCCGATTCTAATTCCGAATTCTGGAAAGAGCATCCCGAGAAGAAAGCAGTGGCTAAAAAGTGAAATGGTTTTTGAAAATTTGGATGCGCCTTTTTGTTTCCGAACTTTCGGAGCTTAAGCGCATTTCCAAATCGAAAGATTCAAAACAAATCGCCCGCTTCCGGTCAGCGTTCCGCCGCGCTCCTTGCCACGGATGCCACGGCACAGGGCATGCACCTGGCGAAACAAATCCAATTTTCTGCCGCTACTGCGAAGGCGTTGGCAGTTACCCAATAAAAAAATGATCGAGACATTTTGCCGAAACATCGCGCCGCCTTCCGAATTGCATCCAGCCGATTGGTGCGGGATGCATGTCGGTGTTGAAAATTCCGAACGATCCGAGAAATATGATCCAGCGCAAACTCGGTGGTGGCGGAAACCGATGGGCTGTTATGCGGATTATGAAACCACCAACGTGGTTTGCGTGATGCCCACAGGCTCCGGCAAATCGACATTCTTTGAGGCAATCAATTGCTGGATCGTCGCCGTATCCCCAGGATCAACGCTTTACGCATCGCAGACAAATAATGACGCAGAGTTTTGGCTAGAGACTCGATTGCTGAAATCTTTGAAACGATGCGAGCCGCTAGATCAACTCTGGCCGTCAAACCTCCGCAATGCCGTGAGGAAAGACGCGATTGTCTGGCCGCACATGTTCATGCAAGTTGGCGGCGCGAACATCTCAAATTTCCAAGAGCGCTCCATTACCTACGGGCAGGGAGACGAGGCATGGGCATGGAAACGTGGCATGGTGCGTGAATGGCTGGCACGATCCCACAACCGATCCAACCGGAAATTTGTTCTCGTTTCCCAAGGCGGAGAGACGGCAAACGCAGACGAGGACGCCGGAAACTCATCCGAACTCCACATCGAATTTGATAAATGCCGCAAATGGGATTTTGGCTGGGAATGTCCGCACTGCGAATCGAAGCAGGCATTCTCATTCGCCCACCTGAAATGGGATGAGGCAAAAAATCCAGACGGGACGCCTAACGACCAGCTAACCGCAGACTCCGTAAAAATGGAATGCCCATCGTGCAAATCCGAGTTTGCCGACACGGTGCAAAATCGCCGGATGCTCCACGACAGTCTCGACGATGACGACGGGTATCTACTAACCAACCCTAACGGGCAGCGCGGCTACGAGGGATTCCACACGGACGCAACAGCTATTTGGTGGATTCCATGGGCCGAGGATGTGCTTCAAAAGATCGTCGCGGATAGGCAGATGGCGATTGGAGACCACACGTTTCTCAAGGCTTGGACGCAAAAGCGCCGCGCCCAAGGGTGGTGCAACTCATCCGAAATTATCAAAATCACCCTCAAGCCTAGCGGTTACACGTTAGGGGATTACGAGGAACAACGCCGGATTGACGACGAAAGGTTTCGCAGTTTCACAATGGACGCTGGTGGAGATCACTTCTGGGGCGCAATCCGCGCATGGGCTAACGGAGGATCGTCAAAACTCCTATGGTTTGGCTACATCGCCACCGAGCAACAGGCGGAAGAATTGCGGAAAAAATACGGAGTTGAACCGCGCTGCACGTTTTTGGATATTGGATTTGAGCAGGAACGCATGGCGGAAATCATTGCGCGGTATGGATGGCGCGGCGTAAAAGGCGATGGAAATCGAAAGAGCGGATGGGACTGGGAAATCAAACTTGGTCCGAAAAAAGGGATGAAGGAAGTTCGGCTCTACTCAAAACGTTGGTTTGCCAAGGCTAAATCAGGCGCAAGGGCTGAATGCTATCACGTTGCAACCGAGCCTTTGCAGCACATCCTCCAACGTCTAATCAACGGCGAGGGCGCTGAATGGCTGGCGTATGACGACGCGCCTCCCACTTATCAAAAACACCTTAACGGCGAACGGTTAGTTACAACCGCAGACGCACGAGGCCGCGAGGTAAAGAAATGGGACCGATTTGGAGCGAACCACGGGCGAGATTGCGAACTTTACGCGCTAGCCGCCGCGCTTATGTTCAAGGTTTTCACGTTTGAGTCTGCAGATTCCTAACGGACTAACGAAACAAAGGCTTGCACTTCTCTAGCAGGATGTTAGGGATTCGGCATGTCGCCATTCGCCCAAGCCCGAGCAATCTTCAAAGCGGTCAGGGGAAATCCCGCCGCGATTAAGGTGCAAAAGGATGCTTTTCTCGCTCTAACCGCTTCTATTACAAGCGAAAACGGTGGGATGCAGATCACAAATAGTCAGGTTAACGGGCAGGGATTCACGGCATCTCATTCATCCACTTCTCAGGAACGTCTCAACGTGCTGTCAATTCTCATGACGATGATTGAAAACGACACCGCAGGATCTAAAACAGTGGTAGGGAGGTTCCTTTGAGTCAAATCGTCGATGAATTTGGGCGTCCAGCATTCCTGGCGCGAGGAGCTAACCGCAAGGCCGCAAGGTCCGCGAACCTTGGAGGCGGCGAGCGACCATCAGAAACGCGCAATTTTCGCGACCTCGGGAAGGTTGTGCCGAAAGCTGATAGACAGATGCTCGTTTCAGCATCCAAGACTCTCTACCTTAATTCCCCCCCTTTGATTTCCGCAATCGATCAAAAGGGGATGTATTCCGTGGGGAACTCATACCTCCCGGTTTATCGTGGGTTGGATACCGAGTGGGGCCGCATTGCTAAAAACTGGCTTGAAAACGAGTGGTATGAAATTTGCAACATTGCAGGCGGAAACAACGATTTTGTTACCGACCTCTACATCGACTCCGTGGCAATGGATCGAGACGGCGAGGTTTTTGAGTATTTTACACAGACCCGCGATGGATACCCGCAGATCCAAATCATCCCATCCCACCGGATAGATGCAGGCGGAATGCCAGACGGCAGAATCTCCGTTGGTAGATATTCCGGTAGTCAATTTTACCACGAGGATGGAATTGTTTATTGGGCAGACACCGGAAAACCCGTAGCCTATTCGTTTGTTAATGCCGAGGGCGTCCATGAGAAATTCATCGACGCTGCATTTATCAAACACACGTTTGACAAGGCTTGGCCGGAACAAAAGCGCGGTTTGCCTTTATTCTACGCGACTCTCAACAATTTGAGAGACGTGCTTTATTCGGAAGAGCTAGAACGAGGCGTATTGATCAATATGTCTTCCGAGGTTTACACGATTCATAACGAAAGCGGTGGACCGGATGTTGATGAGCCGGATTACGTGCCGCCTAGCGAATGCGGGGAGTTAGCAATGAAAATACTAGATGGTGGAGGAGGGAGAATCCGATACGCTAAAGCCGGAGCTGGAGAAAAAATCGAACAACATGTCAACTTCCGACCCGGCAATCCATGGCACGAGTTCACGGAAATGCAGATGCGTCTTGCGTTCCAGCAAATCAATTGGCCGATGGCGATGAGCTGGAAGGGCAATGGTGCAGGTGGTGGCACAGCAGAGCGCAATGCAATCGGAATGGCGGTTCGCGCCGTCAAGGATCGGCAGTCAATCCTAGATAAGATCGCCAAATGGAGGATCACCCGCGCTCTTGCGTGGGCGATGTCTAGCGGGCGCATCCCTCAAAGCGCCGATTGGTATGCGTGGGGATTTACAAAGCCGCCATCGCTAACGATTGACGACGGACGAAGCTCGAAAGAGAAGATTGAAAAGCTCAAGATGGGCATCCTCAACCAAACCGATTTGATCGGAGAAGAAGGAAAATCTCTTGCCGAACATCTTAACGAGCGCGGCGAGGAAATCGCAATGCGTGAACTGAAGCGCCGCGAAATGGAATCCAAGTATCAAATCGAGATTGACCCTCGCTATTTCATGATGCTCACGCCTAACGAACAACCTCCGAAAGAGGATGTTGAAACAATTCAAACCGTAGAACCTGACGATGATGACTCACCTGAAAATTGAAAACCGATCCGGCAAAGTGAAGCTGGATTCCACCGTGACCGAGAGTTCAATGGACTCTCTAATCGACAAACTTGCAACGCTTTACGGCGACGATGCGGTTAGAAATGAGTTGAAAATCGGAGACTTAACGGCGACCGCCGAAGAATCGCTGGAATCCGTTGAAATCACGATCAACTCCCCAGGCGGAAGCGTAAAACAAGGCTACCGAGCATACAAAACTATCCTCGCAATGCGTGAACGTGGCGTAAAGGTTACGGCTCTAATCGTCGGCCAAGCAGCGTCCATGGGCAGCGTGATTGCCATGGCAGCGGATGAAATCAAGATGGATGCAAAAGCCAAAATGATGATCCATGACGTTTCTCTCGTGGCCTACGGCAATTCCGACGTGATGCGGAAAAACGCTCAATTGCTTGACGAGGTTTCTAGCGAGCTTGCCAAACTTTACAGCGCAAAGGTGGGCAAATCCCCTGAATTTGTGCGTGAGTTAATGAAAGCTGAGACATGGATGGATGCCACGCAAGCAGTGGAAAACGGCTTTGCCGATTCGATTTTTGACGCCAACGACGGAAAAGAGCAAACTCCGTTAGACAAATTGCTTGCAATGTCGGAAAAAGCCGTTAGGGATTCGGACATGTCCATTCTTGATAGACTAACATCCCCGTCAGACGCTGAGGCAAAGTCTCGCATCGAAGCTCTTGAAAACCAGATTTCCGCGCACGATTTGGAAATTTCCGAATTTAAGGCCAAGCTCGAAACCGCTGAAGCCGCTTTGCAAGAAGCGTCTAACTTGGCAGTTGAGAATCGTGAATTGAAAGCCAAGGCTGACAATATCCCGACTCTCGAAGCTAAAATCACCGAACTTGAAGCATCCAACGAAATCACCGAAACCAAGATTTCCGAAGCTGCCGCCAAACTCCTTGCCGCTAACGGCCACAACGAGCCGCTCAACCTGAGTAAAAAAGTTGTCGCGCCAAAACCAAAACCTGAACTTTTCGGCCTTGCTCGACTCATCGAAGCTGCCAAAACCAAATCTAACTAACCTAATTTATGCCACAAGCAAATCTACTAGATATCGCCAAGATCAACGGCACTGACACAGTTGTCGGTTTGATCGAGGAAAACCAAACCGTTGCACCTGATGTGATGGCATTCCCAGCCCGCACGATTCGCGGAACGTCCTATAAAATCGGCGTCCGCAAATCCTATCCCGGCGTTGGATTCCGAAACGCTAACGGAGGAGTAACTTACACCAAGTCAGAATTTGAAAATCGCTTGGTAGAAACCTTCATTCTTTCCGGCAGCGTCCGAGCAGACGTCGCAACCGCAGGCGCTTACGAAGACGGCCCCGAAGCATGGAAACTCATCGAAGCATCCGGCGTCATGGCGCAATCAATGATCGAACTCGGATCGCAAATCTACTACGGCAAGGGTGCGGATTCTAAGGGATTCCCAGGATTGCAAGAGATCCACGCTGCTTATTCCGCAACACTCACTGAGCCTCTAACTGTTGATGCTGGCGGAACCGCAGCCGGCACAGCATCTTCGGTTTATGGTGTGAAATTTGGCCCGCAGGATTGCCAGCTGATCTTCGGAACAGGTAACGCTTTCGAGCTTGGCGATTGGTTCAACCAAATGGTCAATGACGGCACTGCCGGTCAAGACTACCTTGCGCACGTTGCATCCCTCAACGCATGGGTGGGCTTGCAAGTTGGATCAGTGTATTCCGTGGGCCGCATCCGCGACCTAACCGAAGATACCGGCAAAGGCTTGACCATGGCTCTCATTGCTCAACTTTTGAGCAAGTATCCTATCGGAAAACGCCCAGATGCGCTGTTCATGAACCGCAGATCCGCTTACCAGTTGCAACTTAGCGTTTCGGCTACCAGTAACACCACCGGAACCGCATCGAACACTCCAATCGGAGAAATCCCAACATCCGCTTTCGGAATCCCGATCATCGTCACCGATTCGATTGTTAACACCGAAGCCCTCAGCTAAAACCTAACGGCTCAATGAATAAAAATTACATCTACCATTCACCGGACGGCGACCGCATCGTCTTTTTGATGAGCAAAAACGAAAACGGAACTGTCGATCTAGCGAAAGCTGACGGCAGTCTCTCAATCGGAAATTGCACAATCGGAAAGGCGATCGGTCAATGTTCCGAGGTATCCGGCGACATCATCGACATCGAGGTTGAAACCTCGGAAGAACCTGAAATCCCCGAACTGACCAAGGATCAGCTAAAGGAAATGCTAGACGAGGCGGGCGTTGTTTATGATGCCCGCCTTGGTAAGGAAAAACTCAAAGAGCTACTTGAATCCATCAACTAACCGAAAATTATGGCTAACGAATTTGCACGAAACATTCAGGATACTGACCTGACCATCACCCGCGCCTTACCAACCGCAGACGGCACTGTCACAAGCGCTGACTTCGACCTCGGGGCCGATATTTACAAGGGCGAAAACTTTGAGTTGGAGGTGACTATTCCTTCGCTCACATCAACGCTTTTGCCTAACGCTGACACGCTGACCATGACCGTCCAAGGCGGTGCAGCTGTCACGCCAACAACTAGCTTGAACCTTGTCCAGATCACCACTGGCACAGGCTCAACTATCGCAGAGCAGAAGATTCGCTTCCGGCTTCCTTCCAACTGCCCGCGATACGTCAACGTCAAGTTTGTTGCCGCTGGCGGAACTGGAAACATGTCGGGAGTGTCTGCCACTGCTAAGCTGTTGTTCTAACCGTTCGTTGTGTGTGTTGTGTCGCGGACGGTGGGGGAACCTGCCGTCCGTTTCTTTTTGAATTTATGAGCTTACTAACTGAATTTGCAAAATCCGCATTCGCAATCGCTGGCGACGTTATCGGCAGAGAATCGCTGACCATTGGCAACGGGCCGGCTATCGGCGGCGTGATGAATGAGGCTACGTTTTCCCGCGAATATGAATCAGGCGGATTTGAGCAATCATCCGCAGTGGATTTTGTAACCGGAATCACGGAGTTTGTTGCAGCCTATCCACTTGCCGCAAAATCATACGAGGGCAAAGTTGCGACGGCTCGCGGCGATACATGGCGCATCGTGTCAATTCGACCGGGCGCATCGTTCGTTTCAATCTCGCTTTCAAGCACGAATAAATCATCCTAGAAGTTGCGTTTTTAGTTGCTTTTTCATGGGCGGAATCCTAGGTTCTCCCCGTGAACGAGATCCCAACCAACCTTAGCGACTACCTCGCCAGCGAAAAACTGGACGGGGTGCGTTGCATTTGGACGGGTTACGAGTTTGTCACTCGCCACGGCAAAACCCTCAATCCACCATCATGGTTTACCGACGGAATGCCCGAAGGCGTCCGTCTTGACGGCGAGCTTTACATGGGCCGCGATACATTTGCCAAGCTTCAGAGCGCCATGCAGCGCAAGGGCAGTGACTGGGCAGGTATTGAGTTTCACGTTTTCGACCTCGCCGCGCCACGCATGGCGACAAGCGAGCGCATTGCCAAACTTGCAACGATCAGTCTGCCCGCCCATTGCTCGATGGTTTCTCACCAAGAAGTCACCGCCGCTGAATTGGATGCTATGGAGGCTGAAATCGTTGCCAACGGTGGCGAGGGAGTTTGCTTGCGCCACAAAAACGAGGCTTACCGCCCGCAAAATTACATCAAGGTCAAAAGGCTGTTTCCTGACCTTGAACGCTGGCAGGGTTGACAGTCTAGCAGCGAGGTGTTAGGCGTCTTGCATGGTGCATGGCGAAATTGACATTAAAGAGCTGGAACGCTCGCTTGTCCGCGTCGCCGCCGCATTTGGCGAGGCTAATGAAACGGGAATCTCACGATGGGGAGTTGGGGTATGCCGTGGACTCGTGAAAGAAACCCAAGCGTGGGGGGATTCATCGAAAATCGGAGATCCCAAAAAGAAGCAGCAGCAGGCCATGATGAAAGACGGTCGCCGCGCATTCGTGGTGATTAAAGACCCGTTACTGGTCAAAAAGCTCAACCAAAAGAAACTTGACGGAATCCAGACATCCAACGGGCTTCTGACTTTCCGCCCGCACCAGCAAATGACGGATTCCAAAAACGTGAACGATTTCATCGACATGAATCGCACGACCCGAAGCAATCGAGTTCCAAAGCTGCCGCCCGGGGTAGTGTGTGTGACATCCGAGAAGGTTTTCATGAAGGCAATGCGCGAACGCTTCAAAATGATTGGCCAAGCGAAGGGCGGATGGATTGGCGCAGGCAAGGAGATTCAAAAGCATCAGAAAGTAGGATCACGCATCGCCATTGGCAAAAACTTTGCCGCATACACGCACAAATTTTCCAATAAAGGATCAGCTACTCTAATCAAAAACCAATGGAATCCGACTGGAATACTGACAAACTCCGTTGATTACGTTGGCACAGAATACGTTTTGAAAAAATCCGCAATGATGAAGGCGTTGAAAGATGGCGCTGAAAACACGATCAAATGGTATGAAACTGCCATGAGAAAACGACTAAACCGAAGAAGATGATAACCGACACACTAATCGACAACTGGAAAAAGTGGCTAGAATACTCGCTTTCCCGAAATCTATCGCCAGCGTCTAACTTGACGATCCAGCTTCGTGATTCCGAAGAACTGAAAACCTATCCGGGAATCTACTTGGAAGAATCCATGATTGACCGGATGGAATCTTCGGGCGTGGCAGATAGCAATGCGTTCAAGGCGCAAATCAAAACCATGCTCGTAACAACGCCCGCAGACGAGGATCAAGCAGGCTCAACCAAGGCCGAACACGACGCGATGCGTGTGGGATTATCCAAGCAAGTTGCGTCAGAATTGGCTTTTGACTGGATGAATGCGCAAATCGGCATCGTCGTTTTTGAATGCCTAACCGGATCACCCGTCACAACCAACGAGGACGGCTACCGAGTCACGACATGGACGACCGAAATGGTGGCGTGTGTTGACAGTTGACATCTAGCGGAAAACCGCTAACGGTTAGGGAACCGCTAGAAACCATTCCCTAATATGTCCGCGAAAAACTTCTCTCTTGCCCAATACGGCGCTGTCAGCGACTCGTCATCGACTGGTCTTTACATCGGATCAATCGCTTACGCTTACGGCGCAAACAAGGTTGATTTGAAGGATCACACCGATTCCACCGTTGGCTTTACCCTATCAGACGACAAAACCGACGTTACACTTTCGGGTGCAGTTGTCGCCAAAACCACTGGCCTAGTGCCTGCAATCGGTGGCGTCATCGTGCTTGCTAACTCGACCGCAAACAGCCTCACGCTCAACAGCAAAGGGTTATTCACCACACCCGTTGCAAACGCTGGCGTTGTCGTCACAGGCGCAACGCTCACCCGCACGAACAGCGATTTTGAGTCTGGCGACATCACCGCCGTCTATCATCCCGGCGTCACGACAAACGCTCCAGTGTCCGTTTCCTAACGGGCTAACCAGTATAAAAATATGCAATTCAGAACCGGAGACATCAACCTTTTCGCGGCCTGCATGGCTCTTGGGATTCCACCAGATCCCATTGAGCCTGCTGCGGTCTATCAAAACGACGATGGGAAGGATTACGTCTCATTTACGCTGGATCACCAATCGCTCTGCGGGATGCACAGCACGAGGGAAATGATGAATGCTTGGTCAATGCGGGCAGCTTTCGAGAGAGAGTTTCCACACCATCCGTTCATCGCCCTTATGCAATTCTCAACGATGGCGTTAGGCGCTCGCCGAAAGGCCGATTGGATTGACGCAGGCGCTCGCTTTCTTGGCTTATCCTACTCCGCATTCGCTCGCGCATATAACGACATCGGAAGACTCGAAGTGGAAGCTCCTGAGTCTCCCGTTAGCTACGTCGCTTGCTTTATCGCAAACCGTCATGCGGCTATCGGATGGGCTAAAAACAGCGTTCCGAAAATTGCAATTTCCAAGGGTAAATCCATGCTCCTTATGGACGCTACCCTATCCGCCAAAAATCAAAGATTCCTTCTATCAAAATTATGAAATCAGAAACCGCTCAATCAAGAAGCGTCACCGACACTCCAAAAACAATTCACGGAGTCAAGGTTTGGCCATTGGCTTATGGTCATCGTTCGTGGCTAATCACTCGAAAAAACAAGGTAGTGCTAGGCAAGGATGATGTTGACGATTTCCATATTGCGGAATTTTGCTTTGCGTTCACAAAAGATCCGCTTGCGCTTCAATCTATCAAAGGCACTGCCGCCACAAAGCAAGTCAATGACCTGCTTTTCAGTAGCTCAGAAGCCAAACTGAGAGCATTGCTAAAACACGCTTTCGAGCAGGTTGAAATCTACCAGAAAACGCTTGTCGCGCCAAAAAAGCCACAGGCGGCGACGGGCCGCAAGAAAATCAAGGCTTAACTCCATGCGAGGAATCCGTCATCGTTTACATCCTTGGCAAGATAGGCCATTCCATGGAATCAGTTCTTTATCGGATCAATGCGGGAATGGTAAATCAGTTGATGGCTTGCCACTGGATAGAGAATGGAATTGAAATCGAAAACCCCGGCCAATCTGAAATCAAAACCGAAGAGATCTTAAAAAAGGTCAACAAAATCAAAGCCCGCAAAATCAAATTTGACTTCTAACTATGGCAATTTCCACCTCACTTATTCTTAAATTTGACGGCGCTGCCGTGCAACGCGGTCTAGCAATGGTCAAAAAATCATTTGCAGGATTAGGCAATGCTGGCGCAGCTGCTGGCAAAATGATGCTGGCTCCATTTATTAAGCTAGCTGCTGTCATGGCTCCTGTCATTGGCTTTGCCGCCATTGCGAAAATTGGAACTGATGCGCTAAAAGCGGCGTCCGATATGGAGACTTTGCAAACGCAATTTGCGGCGCTATTAAAAAGCGAAAAGGCCGCAAACGATCTAATCGAAAAGCTGAGAAAGCTCAACGTCGAATCACCATTAGGAATGATGGATTTTGCGAAAGGTGCCGCAAGCCTGCTTTCTGTTGGGTTTAGTGCCGAAGAAACCGCCAAGTATCTCGATCAACTATCTAATATATCGATGGGTGACACTGGAAGATTTGATTCTTTAGTATTGGCGTTTTCGCAGGCTAAAAGCGCAATGAAATTAACCGGGCAAGAGGTTTTGCAATTTAATAACGCGATGTTCGGGATTAAGCCAATCATTGCGAAAGTTGCTGGAGAAAGTATGCCAGAGCTTAACAAGCGAATGGAGCAAGGTAAAGTTGGTTTTGACGAAGTAGCCAAGGCGATTGGATATGCTACTGGAAAAGGTGGGCTTTTTGAGAATATGAACAAAAAGGTAGCCGCCACCACGGAAGGCAAGCTGAACAAATTGAAAGACTCGTGGAGTCAATTACTCATTGCTTTCGGGACACCGATCAACGATGAGCTTAGACCATTGATCGACAAGCTAACCGACAAATTTTCCACCCTAACGGGCAAAGCGAAGGAAATGGGCGAGCAGGTTGGGGGCGCAATCACCACCGCATTCAACGCATTTCAAAGTGGAGAAATTGGCACACTGATTCAGGATGCGTTCATGGTTGGTGTAACCAAGGCGGGGGAATATCTAATTGGCGTTATGGGATTCATCGGCAACGAATTGCTGAACAAGGTCAAGGATGCATTGAAGCTAATGCAGGAAAACAGCATCCTAGGAAAAGCTAAATCAGGCTTCGCCAAAGGGTCAAAGTTTCTAGCAGGCGACTTATCGCCGTATTTTCCACAAGGATCACAAGACAAAGACCCGTTGGCCAAAACAAAATTGTCACTAACTGATGCTCTTGGCGCAACAAGCGGAATGCTTCAAAGCGGCCAATACATCGACGCACTATCATCGACCGCCCAAAGAAATCGACAAGCTCCGCCTCCCGGATTTCGCCTTGCTAGAGAAGGCGAATCATCAATTTACAGTGACGCAAGCGGCCAAATGGTGATGAAGCTCACACAAGCCGTCGAACAGCTAACTAGAATCAACAGAAGCCTAGCACCAACGCCATGAGTGGAAAAATCTATTTAAATTCATCGACCAAGTTCATTCCGCAGAAGGATTTTGCCGTCCAACAAACGGAGAACGGAGGCATCGAGGCAACACAGACCTACCTCTGCCGATACAACAGCCTTGGCACTGCCGACCTAACGCCATTCAGGCGCGGAACTCGTGCAGATGCTCTTTGGCCGGATGTGCCGTCAATTTACCGTGGCTTGCGGGTTAAGACCGCGATTCCTAATCACCACGAGGCAAGTGGGATGTGGGAAATTAAGGTGGTCTTTACCGGCACGCTTTTTGCATTTTCCACAAGCCCAGGATCTAGCGGGGCCGAGCAAACCGTTCCGACTTATTCTCTGAGCGGAAATCTTGAGGAGGCTCCTATTAACGAGCATCCAAAGTGGGTCGAGTTGGATGATGACGCAAAAGGAAGACTAGGAATGTTACTAGACGGGACGACCAGTTTTGACATATCCGCTGGGGATTACGTCAAAGCCGACGCATCACTTCAATCAGTTCCGTTAGTTGGATCAATTTTGAGCATGTTTTCATCCATTACGCCGACCGGAGCCGAGTTGAGTTTTGCTAGGCTTATTGCGCTTGGTAAAACGACGTTCAAAAAACCGTCTTACACATGGGGAGTCAGAGAAGAATCCGCCTATGGTTTCACATCCGCGCAGCTTGGCAAACTTGGTCAAATCGTAAACCCACCTGGAGGACCACCAACACCTAGCGGGTGGAAATGGATGCTGACCGGACCTAGCCAAGAGCAATCCGGCGAGGGCAGATTCTTCAAGGACACGACGTTCCTTCTAATCGAAGACAACGAAGAAAATTCATTCCTTTACGACTGATGAACATTAAAGCCAAAGGATCGGTCACAATCCCAAAGATGCCGCGCAACATCGGCGCGCTCATGCAATGGGCAAAGAGCGTGAACACAGCGTTGCAACAGTTGCGGGATAGAACGTGGACTGTTCCAGCTAGAAGCGGCGGGAGTGGCGCAGCATCGGCAACAACATGCCCATTCGGCTCGATAACCACCTACGCAGACGGCGAGGCGACGGCGACGGGTATCCTTGGCGGTATTATCTATTGCGGCGAGTCCAACATAGAAGTTCCGAATCAAGAATTGAATCTTGAAGCGGATGGAGATTGGCTTGTTTGGATAGAAATCGATTGCATTGCAAACCGCGATGATGACAACGAAATATTTTTGCCGGGCATGACTAGCGCAACCGCTCCCGCTAGCAATTGGGACAAGGTGACATGGAGTGAAAGCGCGAGCTACCCAGACAACACAAATCCGACAGTTGCCACTGGGGCCGGCTCGATCATCGTTCCGATTGGGAGATTGAAGATTGAAGATGGAAGCGCGACGTTAGTGAATACCGGATGCGGACATATTCGCATCGACCAATGCGCCGGAATCCTTAGCCACGAACGAGGATGACATTAACCACCGCGCAGGAATACAATCTGGTAGTCGCGGGATGCTGCACTTGCGGAATCCCGCTTGCTCCCGCTCCTCAAAAAGAATGCCAAAGCAAATCAGCGACATCGACCAGCGCGGATGATGACTACACAGACGAGCTTGAAGAATGGAATCGCAAGGAAGACTTGTGGAACGCTTATCAAGATTGGCTAGTTGCCGACCCTGAAACAAGAGGTCCAGAACCTCCAAACGAAGGTGACCCCGGCGAAGAACCTGAACCGCCCGCCAACTACACGGACGTAGATCATGGAAGTTGGGCACCATTTATTGAACCGGATGGCGAACCAACTGATGATATTCCCACTCTTTACAGAACGAAGGATTATATCAACACAGCGGTTTTCGATGGGGAATCCGCTCAGCTAGAATCGTTTGATTACGAAAACGGAACAAGCGCAGAGATTTTAGGTTCTGATATTTGGACAAATGGAGTTGCTTCCGTTGGCGTGAGATTAGCAAATTTTCACGATGCATCTACGGATGAATGCACAGCTTACACGCCTTCAGTGGCTTCCGTTTTCCCTCCAGGCAGCGAACAGACCGAGGTATTCAACGAAAAGCCTTGCGAGCTTGATAGCTACATCAGAACCAGAAAGCTGGATTCCGACAGCGGAAACTCCATGCCTGAATTGCAGGGATGCCCAGGTCCATTTTCTAATGACACAATTGTTTACTGGGATTTCACCGAAACACTTAGGGAAGGCTACCAGCTTGCCGAAGGCGTAGGGAAAGACGAAGTGATTGCACGAGCAACGGCAAAAATCCGTGAACCATGGCCAGAACCACCAGAAGGGACGAATTGCAGTTCGGAGGTCGAAACAGATTGGCCGCTGATTGGCGATATTAATCCTTGGCCATCTTGCGATGATGGGCCGCCAGCATCAACTGGAAGCGCCACAGTTACCAAGGCGCGGTATCGAATCGGCATTCCAGACACCGCTGAATATGCGGGTTTTGACGACGCGCACGACGCATGGGAAATTGCCCACGCCGCATGGGTAGTTGCTGATCCTGAAGAGCGAGGACCGGAGCCGATAGAACCTGAAGAGCGCAGTTATTACTCCGCGCAATGGGACGAGGTGTTTTTCCCGAAAAAATGGGAAGAATGGAAAGCGTTGAAAGACGCATTCGATGCAGCGACGGAAGCGCATGAGGCATGGGAAGCTGCCGATCCTGAGACACGTGGACCGGAACCGACAATCCCACCTGATCCCGGCGCTGCACCAACACCCGCCCCTAGTCTAATCGCTAGCAGATCATTCACTTACACAGGTGGCGCTGAATTTTCCGCATGGTTTGAAATCCCAATCCCCGAAGTGGAGGGCGAGACACGCATCGTGAACATGATGGCGAAACATTACCGATCAACACGCTTAGGCTCGCTCCCAACATCTAGCGGCGAAATTTATGAACTCCCCTAATAAATGGCCAAGGCCAAGGAAAATCAAAGGCGCTGGCGACCTCGTGGCGCTCGTGGCGCAACCCGTCGCCAAGGCCATCGACGCAGTGGCAAAAACCAACGTGAGCGGGTGCAGCGCCTGCCAAAAACGACGCGAAGCGATGAATAACGCATTGCCCTTCTCAAAGCCTTGACAGCCTAACGGTTTCCGGTTAGGCGTAACCCATGAATCTCACCGGAACAGAGGTTAGGGTTGGCATGACAGCCGCCGCCAACGTCTCAAGCGTAAATACCACGGGCAGCGTGACCATCGGCACACCCGTCGCCGCGCTGGTTTACACGGACGCGCCCACAGTGGCTTATTCGCTGCGGATGGATATTGCGACTGGCGAAACTCTGACTTTGGATATGGCGACTGGCGCGGTGACTGGAACTGATCTCGGTGTTTTGCAGGTCGAAACAGCCACCGTAATTGCTGCAGCTGGTGCTACCACTGCGGGAGACGCTACGGTTATTGTAACTGCCGCAAATCTAGCTGGATCGCCGCTAACTTTGCCGGTTGCGTTATCATTGACAGATAACACAGCCTCGCTTGTTGCGACGAAAATCCGTGCAGCTTTAGCCGCAAATGCCGCAATCACTTCAGTTTTCACCGTTGGCGGAACAGGTGCGGATATCACGCTCACGGCTAAAATTGCCATTGCCGATGATTCAACTCTGAATATCTCAATCGCAAACGGAACTTGCGCTGGAATTACAGCAGCTCCTGCAAGCTCAGATACAACTGGCGGATACATGGCCACTCAAGCCTATCGGATTTCTGGCGCGACTTGGGATCAGACTGATTTTGAAGGCGAGCCTTTGCCATTAATGACAAAGGCGCATTCCATTTTGATTAAGTTATTAGACTCGGGCGTTGGTGAGGTGTTTTTCACTTCGCCAAGCACCTCCGAAGTTGTAAAAATCCAACCTCAATCTTCAGTTTTATTTTTTTCCAAAGCTGGAAATCTTCCAATTAGAGCCCAAGATATTTCGTTTTTTGCTGATTTTGGAAACGTATCGCTCACAATCGATATTCACGCTGGATGACCTGCCCCGAAACATACCTCCCGATCACGCTCAACGTTTTCCCCGCGATTACGTCTGGCGATATGTATCCCGCGGGATTGGAGTTTCGCGAGGATGCCGAGGACGCTGACCTTGCAAGCGTGACATGCATCTTTTGCGAAGATCCGGCACAGACCTCGCCTAGCCTCACTCTGAGCAGCGCGCTAGGCACAATTACCATCGACTCCGCAACCGCTGGCAACTGGGTTTTCACCATCCCGGCTTTTGTTATGACGCTCGCCGCTGGAAGTTATTTCTATCACATCCGCACGACTGACGTTGAGGACGCGAAACGCACGATCCTGAATGGAATCCTAACCGTTGCACCCGCACTATGAGTCTCACCATCCTACGCAACGATCGGCCAATCAGTGTGACAATCACTGAGGTGGGTAAAACTGGACCAACCGGACCGCAAGGCCCGCCTGTTGGCAACCTGCCACGTGGTCAAATCTCCATCCAAGGAAACACCACCGCAACCAACATCATCACCGCAGGCGCATTTGTCGCCGCTGGCATTGTTGGCACGTTAGACACTCTCACCGACATTGATTTCACGGCGCTCGCAGACGGCGAGTTTGGCCTGAAATACAACGGCACGGAAACCAAAACATTCTGGATTTTCGGCTCCTACGATTGCAGCGACGGCAACAATCAAACGATTGCAATCCGCATGGCTAAAAACGGGACCGCAATTCCTGAAACCGAATGCCGCGCCTTTACATCTAGCGGAGGCGCTGAGGCAAAGCTCGTCTCAACTTGGATGCTCGAACTTGCCACAGGCGACGAGGTATCCTTGCTTGTCGCTAACATTTCATCAACCAACGACGTAATCATCCGCCGAGGCCGTCTCGTCATCAATTGCATCCCTTAAACTTATGGACCCCATCGAAGCTATCCCACAAGAAACCGCAGCCTTCGGGCAACGTGGAGTAATTACCGAAACCGGAACGACCGCTCACACCGGAATTCGCGCCTACATTATCCAGATCCTCACCACTGCAAATTTTGAAACGCTAACCGAAAATCAAAAAACGGGTGACGAAATGACCGGATTTGATATTGATCCGACGTTTCTTTACGGCGATTTCACCGACGTGACTCTCACCTCTGGCAGAATCCGAATTTACCTAAAATGAGACTAGGATTGCGCATGGGGCTGAATAGTAGGCAGGGCGGGGGCGGTGACCTGCCATCACTCGACCTTGCATTCGCGCTAGACAAGACGCTGACACCTCGCAAGGGGCCGAGGCCAGCTTTCACGCGTTCGAGCACTGGCACGTTTATCGGCAGCAATGGGCTGATTCAATCTGCGGCAATTGACGCGCCACGCTTCGACCACGATCCGGCAACGGGCGACTGCAAAGGGCTGCTGATTGAGGAGCCGCGGACGAATTTGTTGTTGAGAAGCGAAGAGTTAGCAACCTCACCTTGGGGAGTATCCGGCAGCGTAGTAATAATTCCTAACAACGCCGTATCTCCAAGCGGATTTCAGACTGCTGATACTATTGATTTTACGGCGTCAGGCTCCTTGTCTCAAACCGTAAGCATGGGTTCCGCTGGGGTTGTTGCTACATTTTCTATTTTTGTAAAAGCGGCAACTTCAAATGGGTTTACTAGAATAATCGTTGCGGATAATCCGTCAGTGCCGACCAATGCTTTTGGTGGTTGGTTTAATACTTTGACTGGACTATGGGCCACTACAAGCACCCTTGGAAGCGGAGTGGTTATTGCGTCACTTGTGACAAATCTGAATAACGGTTGGTATCGGATATCTATCACGGGATCTATGGCAGGAATAAGTAATTATTCGCCATTTATGTATATCACAGATTCCGATAATTCCACGATTCGATCTACATCAGTGAGCCAGCATTGGTGGGGCGCACAACTAGAAGCTGGCGCATTCCCAACCAGCTACATCCCCACGACATCCGGCACAGCAGCCCGCAGCGCGGATGTTTGCTCGATTATTGGTGCGGACTTTAGCTCGTTTTATAATCAAAGTGAGGGGACGGTGATATGCCGCGCAGTAAACTCAAATGGAATTGGAACATTAACTCAGTATCCATGGTCAATATCCGACTCAGGAATTAACAATATGATGATTGTTTTTAGGGCAACATCCTCTCAGCTTCGTCAATGTCGATTCGCCAGCTTTGTGAGTGCATCGGATCAACTGTCTGATAGTAATAATGCGGGCCTATTAGAGGATAACGCAACGGACACTATTGGATTCGCTATCAAGCTAAACGATTTTGCTGGATCATTAGATGGAAATTTAATCACGGACAACACGGTGTCTCTTCCGACTGTTGATCGTATGTTTATCGGCAGCCGAGTTGATGGGGCGCGCTACTGGAACGGCCACATCGCCCGCATCCAGTATTTCCGCAAGCGTCTCTCCAACGCCAAACTGCAAACCCTCACCGCGCCATGATCGACTACATTTTGAAATTTCCGAGCAAAGAATACGCCGAGCAGTTCGGCCTTGCCAACGGATTTGCCGCGCCTGACGAAAACGGCGTCTTACAGACCACACTCGCCTCACACGAACACGCGCTGTGCGTGATTGGCGAGCACTGGCTCCTGCAACCGGACATCGACGGCGAGCCACAACCTGCCATTGGAGATGGGCAATATTGGGTGCTGTTCCGTGATTTGATCGGCATCCCAATTCCCGAAGGTGCAGAGTCTCTAATCCACTGGACCAGCGCATCCGGCGAGCCACGACCGGCCGACGATCCTGCTGTGCCTAATACTTTTTGGTGCTAACTCTTACCACCCCCCCCACGAACCATGATTCCCGCACTTATTATCGCCATGTCGGCGTTTCCGCGCCCATGCAATCCTAACTCGCAAGCACCGCGCTGCATCCCAGAAATCACCGCATCCTCGCTTGCCTTGCTTGGCGCGTCCATCCTTATCCTTCGTAGAAAATGCCGATGACCATCCCAGTTGAGTGGATTCTTGGAGTTTTGATAGGGCTTGGCGGCATCATCGCGACGCTCGCTAAGCTGATCTGGAGCATAGTGCAATCACGACTTGCAGCGCAGGACAACATGATTGCCTCGCAAACAAGCACGATCACCAAACTGCAAGACGACATCGAACGACTGTCAAAAGGATGCGGGATTGGAACATGCATTTGGAAAAACCGATGAACCGATTCCCAAACAAGCTGACGATTGATGATGCCGGAATGCGTGATGGATCGCGCATCTTCCGGTTAGCACATCCGTTTACCTACGTTTCAAGCCTTGGCGAAATCACAGTCCCTAACCGTTTCGAGACTGACGGAGCTTCCGTGCCTCGTGCATTTTGGCCGATCTTTTCGCCGTTTGGGCAGTCGTTTAAAGCAGCCGTGATTCACGACTATTTGTATTCGCGGCACAATATCCGATTCAACCGCGCTGAGTCTGACGCCATCTTCCTCGAGGCAATGCAGGCCACTGGCGTCTCGTGGATATCTCGCCAGACGATCT